CTGCTTGTACTTTAATAATCTCACTTTCATCTACTATCAAGGGTTGAGTTAATAATTCTGTTGTAGTCTTAGCAGCTACATCTTTTTGTTTAAATAAACTAAATACTGCGCCAGCAGCATTAGTTAAAGTTACGGTAATTTCACACGCGTTGCTTGCATCATCATTAGAGACTATAAAAGATTTTACTACAGATACTGTTTCTGCCGGCACTGTATACAGTGTGGTAGCATTCGTGGTAGTTAAATCTACTTTTACATTTTTATATCTATTAGCCATTTAGCTTAAAAACCAGGTTAATTGTTCTTGTTCTTCTTTTAACGATTGTTGAAACGTAGAATTTAATTGATCTACAATACCAGTCAATGCTCTATTAATTTGTCTTTGCGTAGTAATTTCATATTGTTCTTTTGGTTCAGGAACTCTAACTATTATCTTACTCATTATCTAGCTCCGTCCGGTTTAACATCTAAAGATAACGTTCCATAACGCCAACTTTGTGCAATGTCATTGTTTTCAATTTTTATATTTACATAACGACCACGGGCTCGAGTATTTATTTTATCAGTAGTTGCACTAATTGTAAAAGGACTATAACTAGATGTTGTTTCTGTTTCTGCAGGGTATCTTTTTAAAGCTAGGTTTACATCAGCCGTGCCTACCAAAGTTTTAAAATCTGGTATAAATCTACTTACCGATACAAAAACATCACCACCTGAACCACCTTGTCCTTGTAAATCAAAATCATAAGATTGTATATAAGAAGGTACTATTGTTACTGTACCATCTTCATTAGTCTGATCAGTACCTACCTCGTGTTGAAAATATTGTGTTTTACCTAAACCTTCTTCACCTAACAATACCGGAAACGTTCCAGTTAAAGTATTGTCAAATTTAGTTGCATGCGGTTTAGTATAAACATTAGCATCCATCCATGAAGTCCTAGCTTCATTTGATAAAAACCAAATACCACCAGGTACTTGTGCTGATTCCGCATAATTATAAGTTACCGATTTATTGTTAAAGTCACTGTTAGCCGGATAAAACCAAGTTATTTCAGAATATAGATTGTTTAAACCAGCAGTTATTTGTTGGCCTTTAGTAGTGTCAATATTATCATAGACCTCATCTTCAACCGAACAAGGTAGAGTTTTAACAGTACCATCATAAAGTAAAAAACCTTTAGCACTCATCCAATAAGCAACCCCATCTACCTCAACAGCTGCAGTGCTACCAACTAAACCACAGTTAGTACCAACTTGTTCAATACCAAAGATAAAAGGTGCACCAACAAACTTCATAGAATACAGTGCATTATCGGTCCAAATTAAAATAGCTTCTTTAGTTTTTAAAGCACCTACAATTTTAGTACCATCTTGGATACGTAACGTACCGGCAGTATTAGTAGAAGTAGGAACATAGGTATTTATATCTTCACTACCAGAAAAACGTATAAACATTTCATCTTGACTACTTGCTGTACCAATAGTTGTTTCCGTACCTAAATGAATTAAGTGACGTGTTGTTGGTGAGATAAGCGTTATCCTTGATGCAGTAGGATTGTTGTTAGTTTCAAAACCACTAGTTGCTAGAGACGCTCTTACTGTTAAAGGTGTCGTGGCTCCAGCATTCCAAGTAAAGGTTTTACCATTTTTTACTGTAGCAACTAACACTTGACCAAAATTATCTAAAGCCCATTTGCCTGGTTCTAAGTCTACTTGGTTTGCAGCAATTGCTGTACCCCAGGCAGTAAAATCAGTGGCATTAGTAACCGCCGTATTATCGCTATGTGCTGATCGTGTCGAGCCTAATGCGCCACGCACACAACCAGTTAAAGTATGTGTTGATTTACCAGTAAAAGTTATAAGCTCAGTACCACCAACTAAGATTGTACCTGCAGAAGGAAAACCGGTGCCGCTAGTTAAAACTACACTAGTTCCTGAGCCACCAGTACCATTAGCATTGTCTGCTAATAAACCATCTAAGGTTGTAGTTGCTGCAGAAGAAACTGATCCGTCCCAAGTAGACACCCCCCAACCATAACCATAAGTTTGTATTTGTGGGCCAACTACAAAATAAAATTCAACCGTAGTCGAACCACCGGTTGAGATAGTTGCTGTTGCTGCAGCCGAAGAAGTAATGGTAAACGTAGTAGTACTAGGTACAGTGTTTATCATAAACTTTTTATTTTCAAAAAGGTTAGCATTAAGTCCGGTACCACTAGGCATTGTTACTGAATCAAGTTCTATAATATCACCAACTGCAGCACCATGTGCTGAACCAGTAGTAATAGTTATTGCGGTTGACGTATTTACTGTTGCTAGTGTAGCGCTAGTTTGTTGACGGGTACTGTCATAAGGACTGATGTCATATAACTGTCCTTCAAAATATAATAGTAAAAATTTATCAGTACCTAGAGCAATGTATTTATTACCATCGGTATCTACAAAAGAATGTTGATTTCTAACTACCCCAACAATACTGCTATTAACTAAAGACGCCCAGCCACCAACTTTTTCTGGTAGACCATATCTAAAGCGCACGTTATCACTATCGATCCAACGATTCTCAGCACCTTTAGTAGTGTTTTGTTTATCTATGCCTGGTAAAATTTGGAAATCAAGAAGAGCCATTTATAATGCCTTAATCTTTCTTGGTTTTAAAAATCCAACCTTTAGTGGAATTTGCGTAAACCAATGTAAAAGACTCACCATTTTCACTTACCGTTAAGTTAGAAGCAGCACCATTAATAGGTTCACTATTACGATTAATAATTAAATTATTAGAATTAAAACTAAGTTTAGAATCTATAAAATGTACTTCATTACCAACTGCCGGACTTGCCGGTAAAGTAATAGTTACTGCGGTAGAAGAAGTATCTACAAATATTTGATCACCGTTTACAGCAGTGTACGCTGTGGTAGTAGTTTTATAACCTTTTTCTACCAACGCCTTAACAATGTTAGTGCCGTCAGAATATAATACAGAAGTAGAACCAACCGGTAAAGTAACCCCGCTGCCCGATGCTGTCTTAAAAGTTAATGTAAAATGACTAGATGATCTATCGGTGGCATCAATAACTATATAAGCTTTTTCTATTGAATCTGGAACCGTTACATTTCTGTTAGCGGCTAAAGTACCAGTAAGTTTGATTACAAAATTACGACCATTAGAAGAAGCACCGTCTGCTATAGTAGTAACTATATCAGCATTAGTAACCGCTATTGAAATATAACCGCCTACTGCTTCTTGGATTAGATCTAAATTAGTATTAGTAACTGTACCCCATAAACCGGCTTTTTCACCAGTTACCATTTTTTCTAGTTTTAGTGATGTTGAGAATGATGATGCCATAATTAATTATACCCTATGCTGCTATTTCTGTCCATGTGTTAGTTGCCCCTGGAATAATGTCATTCCAAGTAATAACTCCAGCACTTGTAGTAGTTATAGTCATGCCAGAACCTGTTGGTTCTACTTTAGCTTTTGCTACAATAGTCACTGAGCCTGAGCCAGCAGTAACTGTGTTGGTGCCACTACTATTAATAGAACCACCGCGACCTATAACTTGGCCAACTGATGCGGTTAAACCATTGCCAGTTAAAACTATTACCGCTTTACCGACCTCAGTGGTGTTTCCTACAGAAACTGTAACTGAACTACCAGTTACCGTAAATACTGCTCCGGCTGCAATAGTTGCACTACCACTTCCAGCAGTAACTGCACTACCTGTTGCAGCTACATCAACAAAACCTTTAATGCTTGTATTACCTACAGCTGCGGTTAAAGCGTTACCAGTAACAACTACATAGCTTTCAGTATCGCCAGCAGCGCCAAAAGTTAAATCAGCAAAAGAGGAAAAGCCAAGAGCCATAGTTTATCCTTAGGGTTTAGCTATCGCTTAAAGATGTAACATCAAAACTACTATCAGTAGTTTCAACTACAGCGTCAGCTGTCCATACCGTATACTTCTTATTGTACATATCATCCCAATGAGCTACGTCAAATAAACCAAGTATCTCAGCTTTGGTATAACTACCAGGTGCTTTTGATGGCGTGTCTATTTTAACAGAACCACTGAATGTATGTGGGTGTGTAGTCTTGGTGTACTTATATTGTACCGACCATTCGATTACATTCCCGTCAGCATTTTTTTTAGGGATTGCTGATACCCATGCTTTAGTTGCGTCAGATGCGTGTGACATATTATTCTCCTTTTAGAGCTTTAATTTCAGCAGAAAGCTCTTTGACTGCGTTTATTAAATACCAAGTTAAACTATCAGCGTTTACTGTTTTAACTCCAGTAGTTTCAGTAGTAATTAACTCAGGTAAAATTTCTTCAATTTCTTGTGCAATAACACCTAACTGCGTACCTTGTTTATTAACCACTGCAGATTTAGGACTATCAAAATCCGTAATTTCTTCTAGAGTTCTATATTCAAAATCTCTTACTTGTATTTTATTTATAGCGTCTAAGCCTGTGTTGTTATCAACAATGTTTTTCTTAATGCGTCTGTCAGAATTTGTATTCCAAGTAGTAGTATTAGCACCATTAAAAGTATTACCGCCACCACCATTAATAAAAGCAGTACTACCACCTTTACCAACTGTATTTTCACTTCCTATTGCAACTTCACTAGAGTTATCTGTAGCTGACCCTCTTACTTTATATCCAATATAAATACAGGCATCACCACTAACAGCAAATGCACCACCGCCACTATTCACACTTCCTGTATTTTGACCTATAAAAATATTGCCATCACCAGTTGTTAATTGACCACCAGCACCCTCACCAAGAAAAACATTTTCAATTCCTGTAGTACAAGAACCACCAGCACCATAACCAAATGCAGAATTTGCGTCACCTGAAGTCACAGCATCTAATGTGTAATTTCCGACTGCTATATTGTATTCTCCACCATTAATTGCACCACCGAGTGCGTTGTAACCAATAGCCGTATTATTATTTTCTGTAGTTGCACCACCATCATAAGCAGATGCTCCTACGACAGTTAAATGTGTTCCTGTTGTAACATCATTACCAGCATCATAACCTATAAGTACAGAGTTACTTGATGATGTCATATCTTGACCAGCATTATAACCAATAACAACTGAACTATCTCCAGTAATAACTCCTGTATCTGCAACGTGTGGGCCGATAAATACACAAGAGTTCATAGTCGTTGCATTCTTAGCAGCTTCATCACCAATAATTACATTTGGCCCTTGTGTTAAATCTTCACCAGCTAAATAACCTATGGTTACATTTCCAGCTCCTGTTAGGTTAGCAGTTCCAGCATTGTACCCAACAGCTACGTTACCATCACCAGAAGTCAAAGCATCTAATGAGTTATTACCAATAGCTACATTAAATTCTCCACCAGCTATAGAACCACCCAATGCACCTTCACCTATTGCAAGGTTATCGTTTTCAGTGTCAGCAGCATCATACGCTTCAGTACCTATTGCTATTATTCTCACACCTGAAGTATTAGATTTTGCAGTTTCTTTACCAATAGCTATGTTACCAGTGCCTGTATTATTTCTTAAAGTTTGAAAACCAACAGCAACAGAATTAGAACTTGTTTTTGTCCCAGCTTGTTTACCTATTGCAACATTTTGACTGCCAGTTGTATTATCTTCTCCAGCTTCCATTCCTACAGCAACATTACCTGCTCCTGTATTAAGGTCTGTAAGAGCCTTTCTACCTATGGCAACATTTTCATCACCTGTGGTAACTGCGTCTAAAGCCTCTATTCCATAAGCAGCATTACTTGAAGCTGTATCGTCTGTACCTGATACATCGTGAGTATAAATAGAATTATCAGCAGTGAATAACGGAATACCTGCTACACTAGTAGCGGTGCCTGCTGCACCAACTGCACCATCTTTTAAGGTTACCCCGTCAACGACTACGCCATTGGCTGAAGTGTTCTCTGATATAGTATCTACTTTAATTGTACTGGTCATAAGTTATCCTTTAGGGTTTGCGTCTTTAATTGCTTGTATTCTAGTTTTCCACGCGTCAATGTCTTTAAATATTTCATCAAGTTGTTCACCAATATCTCCGTATGCTTTTCTTCTAGTTTTTTTAACAGC